GGAGGAGGCTGAAGAGGCACGACTCCGCGCCGAAGGCAAGGTCGACGAGATCGCCGCACGCAAGGCCGAGAAGGCCATTGCCGAAGCGAACAAACGCCTGGCAGACGCAGAGGCGAAAGCCGAAGCAGCCCGCCAGACAGCAAGCCGCTACAGTCAGCGCGTGCTCGACGACCAGATCCGCGCTGCCGCAGCGAAGGCAGGCATTCACGCCCACGCAGTAGACGACGCGCTGTTCCGCGGCCGGTCCATGTTCCAACTCGACGAGAACGGCCACGCCGTGCAGATCGGGGACGACGGGCAGCCCGTGCTCGGCAAGGACGGCAAGACGCCGTTCAACCCGGCGGAATGGCTCGACAGCATGAAAGAGGCCGCGCCTCACTGGTTCCCGGCAGGTGCGTCGGGCAGCGGCAGCGGCGGCGGCACCCGGACCGGCGTCAACGCGAACTTCAATCGTTCGACGATGACGCCGAAAGAGAAATCGGAGTACATCGCCAAGCATGGGCGCGACCAATACATGTCGCTCCCGATGGGCGGTGCCAAGTAATTTTTAGGAGCATCACACAATGGCAAGCGGATTGGCAGGCGGTTTTAAGGTCTATCAGGACCAGTTCCAGACGGGCATCGTCGAAACGCTGACGCAGAACAGCAACGCGTTCAACGAGGCATCGCAGGGCGCGATTCAGCTCTCGACGATCAGCCGTCGCGGCGACTTCTCGCAAGAAGCGTTCTTCCAGGTGCTCTCGGGCATGGTTTCGCGTCGCGACAACACGTCGAACTCGGCCGCGACCGATCAGAACCTGACGCAGGACGAGTGGATCAGCGTGAAGCTGAACCGCAAGATCGGCCCGGTCAACCAGTCGCGCGACTCGTTCCGCAAGATCATGATGGGCAAGACCGAAGGGGAAATGTCCTTCATCCTCGGGCAGATGGCCGGCAAGGGCATGCAGCTCGACATGCTGAACGCTGCGGTGCTCGCCGCGCGCGCCTCGCTGGCTGCACAGGCGGCTGTGTCGCGCACTGTCGCGGCAAGCGGCACGCTCAAGACGACCTCGCTCGTCGACGGCCTCGCTGCGTTCGGTGATGCTGCGTCGAACATCGTGTGCTGGGTCATGCACTCGAAGCAGTACTACGATCTCGTGAAGGATCAGATCGCGTCGAACATCTTCGGCGTGTCGAACTTCGCGGTCGCGAACGCTTCGCCGGTGACGCTGAACCGCCCGGTTCTCGTGACGGACTCGGCATCGCTCATCTCGACGACCGGCAGCGGCTCGACGGCAGTCAACACGTATTACGCCCTTGGCCTGACCGCCGGCGGTGCGATCGTGGAGAACACCGAAGAAGAAGAGCTGATCGTTCAGGACGTGACCGGCAACGAGAACCTGGCTGTGCGTATGCAAGGCGAATTTGCCTACAACGTCGGCATCAAGGGCTTCAAGTGGGACACGACCCAAGGCGCGAACCCGACGAATGCAGCGCTCGGCACTGGCGCCAACTGGAAGGCTGTTCGCCAGTCCTATAAGGACTTCGCGGGCGTGGTCATCGCTTCGGCCTGATCGGCAGCAGTTAGCCACTGAGAAAAGAGCCTGCCGCGTGGTGGGCTCTTTTCACATCAACGGACAATCCATGAAATTTCTGATCTACGCCGCGCTCGGCAGCGTGGTTGCTGGCGCATTCGCTGACGGCATCGCGGCAGCAGGCCACACTGCAAACTTCCGCTCGATCGGCGACCACGCGAAGGGCGAGACCGAACTGTGCGACGCCGTCATCGTCGACGGCCTGCGCGAACGCGGCGCAGATGTGCTGGCCGACTTCACGAAGCGCGGCATTCCCGTCGTCGTGACGGACCTCGGCTATGTCGACCGCGCGAGCGGCCCGACCGACATCGAAGGGCACTGGCAAGTCGGGATTGGCGGCCTCAACTGGCTGCCGTCGATCGACTGCCCGCCCGATCGCTTCGCCAAGCTCGGCGTCAAGCTGGCGCCGCCGGCGAAGGGCGGCAAGGTGACGATCATTGCCGGTCAGCATATCGGCGACGCGGCGCATCCGTTCAAGAGCGCCGCCGAAATCGCCGCATGGGCCGAAGAACTCGCCGAGAAGATTGATGGCGAAGTCGTGTTCCGCCCGCACCCGCGCTCGCCAGACGTGCGGCCGAACCTGCCGATCGACGATCTTCCGCTTGCGGAGTCGCTCGCCCGCGCGAAGGCTGTCGTCGCGTACACCAGCAACATCGGCAACGATGCGCTGCTTGCCGGCGTGCAGCCGATCGCCAACGGTCCCGCTGTGTGGGCTGATGTGTCGCTCGATGGCCGCGCTGCGTACTTCGCCAAGCTGGCCTATGCGCAGTGGACGCTGGCAGAGATCGCGAGCGGCGAGGCGGTGCGATTCCTGACCGAGCATGCGCTGACCGGCGACCCGTTCGAAACGGCTGAAGCCGACGCGGCGCCGGCTGAAGGTGCAGCACTGTCGCTGCCCGATCTGCGCGCACGCCTCACCGAACTCAAGATCGAATTCCCCGCGACCGCGAAGAAGGCCGAACTGGCCGCGCTGCTCGCGCGCGCCGTGAACCCGGAGGCTTGACCCTATGCCGATCACGATAGTCGTCGAATCGGGCAACGGCGATGCGGACAGCGAGTCGTACGTATCGCAGGCTGACGCAGACGCATACTTTGCCAAGCGCAATAACGCAGCGTGGTCGGCCGCAACCGATGACGCCAAAGCCGCGGCGCTGATCCAGGCGACGTCGTACCTTGATCGGCGCTACAAGTTCAAGGGCTACAAGCTCACGACCACGCAGGCGCTCGAATGGCCGCGCACGCCGGCGGTCGCGAACGCAGTCGACCCGGCGCAGAACGCGTTCGATCCATTCTGGGGCACGTTCGCTTTCTATGCGCCCGACCCGAACGAGATCGCGCGCTTTCAGTGGCCAGTGAAGCGCATCACCGACGCCTGCTGCGAGCTCGCGGTACGCGCGCTGTCCGCTGACCTGTACACGGACGAGTCGCCCGATCGCGTCGTGCAGAAGACTGTCGGGCCGATCACGAAGCGCTATTTCCAGTACGACAAGAACGGCGGGCAGACGCGCTATGCGGTGGTCGACGACCTCGTGTCGTCGTTCCTCAACGGCGGCGGCCGGATGAATATCGGGATGACGCGCTCATGAGCACGTTCTATCAGGAAATGGCCGCCGACGCGCTTTCTCTGCTGACGGAAATGGGCCAGCCAGTCACGGTCACGATTGTCTCGCCGACCCCGGTCTACGATCCGACCACATCGACCAACGTCAACCCGACGACCGATTACCCGGCTGTCGGCGCGATATTCGACCTCAACGACCACGAGATCAACGGAACGCTCGTGCAAGTTGGCGACAAGCGCGTCTATGTGTCGGCTGTCGGCGTGCCTGATGTGACGCTCAACGATACCGTGACCGTGGCTGGCGTGACGTATCGCGTCATCAACCCGAACACGATCGGCCCGTCCGGCGTCGCCGTGCTCTACAACCTGCATGTTCGCAAATGACGACAAAGAACGACGAGTTCCGCGCCAAGTTTGCAGCGTTCATCGAGAAGACGAAAGCAAATCGCGACATCGTCGTGCAGAAGGTCGCGATGGACATGCTGTCGAGCCTCGTCATGAAGTCGCCTGTCGGCAATCCTGACTTGTGGAAGAGTGCGCCGCCGCCTGGCTACGTCGGCGGCCGGTTCCGCGCGAACTGGCACGTCACGGAAGGCTCTGCGGATGACTGGACGACGGACACGATCGACGCCGCCGGCAGCGCGACGCTCGCGGACGGATCGCAGAAGATCCTATCGTTCAAGATCGGCGGCACGCTGCTGCTCATCAATAACTTGCCCTATGGGCCAGTTTTGGAGGTGGGACATTCATCGCAGGCGCCTGTCGGCATGGTGCGCATCACCGTCGCCGAGACTGAGCAGTTCTTCACCAACGCAATCGGAGGTCTCGACAAATGAGCGATCCAGTACGCGTCGCGCTTGAGTCGCGGCTTTCGGCGCTGACGCCCGCCATCCCGGTTGCTTGGGAAAACGTCGCCTATACGCCTGACCTGAAAACGGCGTTTCAGCGTCCGACTTTGCTGCGCGCGGCGCCGCAAAACCCGGCGCTCGGCTCGTCGTTCTATCGCGAAGTCGGCGTCTATCAGGTGCTTCTCTGCTATCCGCTTTCCAGTGGGCCGGCGGCGGCCGAGGATCGCGCAACGCTCGTGCGTAACTGGTTCCCGCGCGGCTCGTCGCTCACCGCGAGCGGCACGACGGTCACGATCCGGAGCACGCCGACCATCGGCCCCGGCATGAGCGACGGCAGCTTCTGGTGTGTGCCGGTCAGCATCCCGTACTACGCAAACATCATCACGCCGTAAATCCGCGCGTTACCACTGTTTAACCAGCCCGCCACTGTGCGGGCTTTTTTATTTGGAGCACGCATGGCCATTCAAGCACAGGGCATTCGCAAGCAGTTACGCTATTCCAAGCAAACCGGCCTCGGCACGATCGCGCCGACCACTGGCGGCAACATCCTGCGCCGCACGCAATCCACGCTCGACCTCAACAAGGCGACGTATCAGGCAACCGAGCTTCGCTCCGATTACCAGGTGGCCGACTTCCGGCACGGAGCGCGCTCGATCGCTGGCGACATTCAGGGCGAGCTTTCGCCTGGCACGTATGCAGACCTGATCGCGGGCACTCTGCGCTCGCCGTTCGCAGCCGGCGCGACGACTGGCCCGCAAACGACTATCGCTGCAAGCGCCGTTGCCCCGCACTTCACGCGGACTACCGGCTCGTTCTTCACGGACGGCTTCAAGGTCGGCGACGTTATCCGCGGCACTGGCTTTACCGCGACGCAGAACAACGCGACGAACTTCATGATTACGGCGCTCACCGCCACAGACATGACGGTAATTCAGCTCAACGGCCCGGTCGGCATCGTGACCGGCGCGGCTGGCCCGAGCGTGACGCTCTCAGTCGTCGGCAAGAAGGCGCTGATCCCGTCGTCTGGCTTCGCCGACACGTACTTCACGTTCGAGCACTGGTTCTCGGACATCGCGCAGTCCGAAGTGTTCACCGACTGCAAGGTGTCGCAGCTTGACATTGGCTTGCCCGCAACCGGCATGTCGACCATCAAGGCCGCGATCATGGGCCTGAACATGCAGACGGCTCAGGCAGCGTATTTCACGTCTCCCGCGCTGGAATCGACTGGCGGAATTCTGGCTGCGGTCAACGGCGTGGTTGTGTCGGGCGGCCAGGCTATCGGCATCGTGACGGGCGCAACGCTGACGATCAACGGCACGCTCACGACGGGCACCGTTGTCGGCTCCAACGTCGCGCCGGATGTGTTCGACGGCTCGATCAAGGTATCCGGCCAGCTTACCGCGTACTTCCAGGATGCCACGCTGCGCGACCAGTTCGTCAACGAAACGGAGTCGTCGATCTCGTTCGCCATGACGACGAACAACAGCGCA